TAACCACTCCAGGCAAATCAATCGAGTATGAATTTGTGGCGCAGTTCATAGCCGATTTATTTAACGAATACGACATAAGAAAAATAGCCTTTGACCGTTACAACATGAGGCACTTGAGGCCATGGCTAGTTAAGGCGGGAATCTCTGAATCTGTCATAGACGAACGATTTGTCGAGTTTGGTCAGGGATATGTTTCGATGGGCCCGGCTCTCAGAGTTTTAGAGTCTCTTTTACTTAACGCAAAGCTAAGACATGGCAATCACCCTATTTTGGGGATGTGCGCGGCCAACTCAGTTGTTAAGTACAACGAGGCTGGAGACAGAAAGCTAGATAAGGCCAAATCAAGAGGCCGTATTGATGGAATGGTGAGTTTAGCAATGGCCTGTTCTGTTGCAAACGAGGAGTCGGGAAAAACAAGAGTGTTTCCTGTCGATTTTGAGGGGTTAGCGGTTTGATTGAGCAGCATTGGAAGCGTATTGCGGGAATGCACGTCACTAAACATGGCGACATAGCTATGGTATGGCTCGCGGTTGACCCTGATTCTGGTCATATTCACATTTATGACTCATGCCTTTTTGCAAGCGAGGTTGCAGCAGTTATTGCTGAAAGCATCAACGCGAGAGGCCGGTGGATACCAGTTGCCTGGATACACCCAGAAATGCAGCAGTCATTTTTAGATCGTGGTTGCAGAATGCTCCCTGATTCATCGGATGACAGTGACGCTATGGCTGAGATCGTTTCTAGGGACTTGTGGGAGCGAATGCGGTCAAAGCGTATTAGTGTTGATAAGCGGCTTAAAAACTGGCTAGACGAAGCTAAGACGCTGCAAAGGGATGATGGGAAAATACCCAAAGACTCTTCTCCGCTAATTTCAGCAACACGAATTGCAATCCAGCAGCTTAGATCAGCAAAAAGACAGCAATCTAAAATAAAAAACAAGCAGGAGGGGCGCAGAGTCGCAGTGATATGAGCATTAAAAATGACGCAGCAATATCAAGGCTAGAGAAGCAAGTCGAATCCATGCAAGCACAAATTGATGAGATTAAGGGCGAGCTGTTAAAAGCTCCTCGTAATAATCAAAAACAGGCCAAAAATGAGTCTAAGTGATCGAGAAATACTCAATATTGTAGACCAAGAGTTTACAAGTGCTATGGGTTCGCCTGATGGTGAAATCTCTGAGGAAAGGGCGCTTGCTTGGGATTACTACAATTCTAAGCCGCTTGGCAATGAGATAGATGGAAAGTCTCAGGTAGTAACCTCTGACGTTTCAGATGTTGTGGACGGGATTATGCCGTCATTGCTCCGACTCTTTACAACTAAAGATAATTTGGTGTCATTTGACGCAGTTGGCCCAGAAGACGAGCCGTTAGCAGATCAGGAAACTGATTATGTCTCTCATGTATTCTTTAAGAAAAACGAGGATCCGTTTCTAACCCTCTATAACTGGTTTTTTGATTCATTGACTCAGAAAAACGGCATTGTCAAGTGCTGGTGGGATGACTGCGAGGAAATCACAGAAGAAACCTACACAGGATTGAGTGAAGATGAAGTATTTAAGCTCTTAGAAGATGATGAGCTAGAGCCTGTTGAAAGAGAAGAAAAAACTCAGCGGGTGGTCATTGAAGACCAGACGGCAGAAGTGACGCTTCACGATATTAAATTTAAGCGAACTACTACCCGTCAAAAAGTGCGTTTTGAATGCGTCCCTCCGGAAGAATATAGAATTTCTGCTGATGCAACGATGGTTAATCCATCGCGGGCGCGAATGGTAGGGCAGGAAACAGACATAAGACGGTCAGAACTAATCGGTATGGGTTTTGACAAAGAAATCGTAATGGATTTACCGACTTCTAGTAACACACCGGATTCATCTGAGAAAATATCACGCAGAAACAAAACAGACGATACTCGTGACGCATCGAGCGACCCACTAGAAGAAGAGGTTACTGTCCGGGAGTGTTACCTAAAGTTAGATGGTGAATTAAGACAGATATTCACGTCTAACGGTGTCATTTTGTCAAATGAGCCTTGTGATCGACAACCGTTCCACGTTTTAAGCTCGAAGCCATTGCCCCACAAACACTTTGGCACTTGTCCTGCTGAAATGGTGATGGATATACAGCAAATCACGACAACGCTAACTCGCCAAATGCTTGACAATTTATACGCGACTAATAATCCAGGTCATGGCGTTTACGAGCAAGCCATTGGCGACGATACGATGGACGGTTTACTGTCTACGGAGTTTGGTAGCGTAACCATATTTGATAGGCCGGTTAATGAGTCATACGCGCCCATGACAGTGCCTTTCACTGCCGGTGCAACATACCCCATGCTCCAACTGTGGGATAAGGCCAAGCGCGACAGGACGGGCGTACATTCGGATGCTCAAGGGCTTAACCCTGATGAGCTAAAGAATATTCAATCATCTGTAATGCGTGAAGCTGTTTCTATGTCGAAAGACAAAATAGAAATGATTGCGCGTATATTTGCAGAAACCGGCATTAAGTCGCTATTTCTTCATATTCACGAGCTAATTAGAAAGCATCAAAACAAAGAAGAAGTTGTAAAATTACGCGGAACTTGGGTTCCTGTTAACCCTGCCGGTTGGCGAGATCGCTTAAATGTGACCGTAAACATTGGTTTAGGTATTGGTTCGAGAGAATCAAATCTTCTTCACTTGAATTCAATTCGTGAAATTCAAGGGATGCTATCTAGCGCGGGATACTCAAATCTAATTGTAAAGCCTAAAAATGTTTACAACATGGCCAAGGAAATTGCCAAGAATGCGGGCCAAGAGCCTGATTTATTCTTTACCGACCCCGGCGATCAAATGGCCCCGCCTAGCTCTCAGGAACAGATGGAGATTCAACAGCAGATGCAATTGATTCAGCAGAAAGAGGCTGATCTCCGAGAGCGTGAAAATCGAGTCAATAGAACAGAGCTACAGCATCAACGTGAAATGCTAAAGATTCAACAAGATAAGATTGAGCATACCGATGACGTAATGGTTGAGCTTGAGAAGCTGAGAAACCAATTAACAGAAATGCAGCTTAAATACGATGAGCCGGTTAGAGGGGCAAGTGTATGACAGACAAAGCGCGTGAGGCGATAACAAGAGGCGTTAAGGCAAAATCTTTGCTAGAAAACGACCTTTTGAATAAGTGGTGGGCTGATGTTGATGTTCACCTGAATATTCAAATGAGGCAGACAGAGCTAACCAACACGCCACGAATGATAGAGATTAAGGCGCTAATGGATTCTGTCACTAAAATGCGAAAGGACTTTAATCGTTATGTAGTAGCGGGAGAAAACGCTAAGACAAGATTGGGCGATGTGAGTTTAAAAGAAAAAATACTTAGAAAAGTAGCATAAATTTTATTAACGAGGCTCTTAGGAGCCTTTTTTATTGGAGAATAAAATGCCCGAAGTCGAAGTCTCAACACCAGAGGCGGCACCGGAAAAGAATTATGGCTTATTGGCCGAAAAAGCGTTTGGTAATAGCTTTCATGGAGATGTACAGCCTGAAAAAGAGTCTATCCCAGAAACACCGGATGACGCTGAAATACAAAAAGTGGAGACAACGGAAGAAGTCGAAGCTGTAGAAGCGCAAGAGGATTCACCAGAAGACGAGCCTACCATAGCTTCTCTCACTGAATTGCTTGAAGCGGAAGGTTATGATCAGGAGGAGTTTTTAAAACTCGAGGTCGAGCAAAAGATTGACGGGCAAACCCGTAAAGTTAAATTAAGTGATGTACTAGCGACAAACCAGACGCTAGAAGCTGCTGAGAGGCGGTTGAATGACGTTAAGGAAAAAGCCAAATCGCAAAACCAAGCTATGGCAAATAAGGAGCAAGAATTAGATCAGGCATTTAACGTGGCTGCATCTGTTTTGCAAAAGCAAAAGTTGGGGTTTGAAAAAACAGAGATGGCCTTAAATGCCGACCCTCTGAGAACACAAGACCCGGCGGAGTGGACTGCTAAGAAGCAAGAACTTGCTGATCAGCGGAAAGCATTTGATTCTGAATTAATGCAGTTTTTACGCGCTCACCAGCAGCATAAAAGCACAAGCACAGCAGAGTCAGAGCAAGCAAAACAGGGAAGGCTAGTTAAAGAGCAGGAACTATTGCTCAAAGAGCT